AGAAATCCATATTTTCTTTTATACTTCGCCACGATTTAGATTCGAGTGGACTGGGATGACTGATTGTGATTGAAACAAGATCACGGTTGGATAATCCCTACGAGACACTTGCGTTGACATCGGGCGTCGCAGGATCAGAGATAATATCAAACCATCCAATGTCCTTTAGTAGCATGCTATCTGTGTGGACGTTAAACAAACAGGAATAGCGCACCCCTGTACATATTTTGATTTTGGCTAATTTATTAGTCGGCGATTAAGGCGAGCTATGAAGGGGTCGTGGTGTGCTTATAGCACATCACGGCCCATTCGTAGGAGCAGTACAGGCCGGGCCTGTGCTGCAAATTTGTGATTTTAAACTTGCTTTTGTAGTCAATTACTTCTATAGTAATTCACTACAAAAACATTATTTGATCCCCAACCTTGATAACTGAGGGATAGTTATAAAAACAAACAAAAGGGAAACCCACAAAATGAAACTATGTTTCGAACATAAAAATAAAGATAAAATACAAAAACCCTAGCGTGTAGGTTTGTAGTAGGCCACATCGACTAGGTAACCTGGTGTATTGTGTAAAGCCAGGAATTTCTATAAAAATTATAATCTCCTCTCTCATATACAGAAGCGATTTCCAGCCCTTACTTTATATAATGTATTTTAACTAAAACGAGGACCCCTCCCAATGATAAATTAAACCAGGAGGTGGGCAAGTTACTTCTATTGCGAATACTAGTTATTATACATTATGTTCAGCAGTCGGAAAACTTTTCATTTCCATTCCTTAGAAGCCGTGGTAACATCGAGTTACTAATCCCACAGCGGGGTCGACGGATGGATTAATGGGATTTCACTTATGATGTCTAGAGCTCGTAATCTAGTTAAGTTTCGGGGGCATTCCAAGGGGCTTCCGGGCTACCTTTGAGTCTAAAAACATAGTATTAATATTCATGGGGGATACTTCATGTCTAGTTCAGCGACGATTAGTACTACGAAACCATTGCTGTGTTAAAACCCTAGTTAAGTTATAGCCTATGGAGAGACATAAAAGTTGGGTACAACTTGGTTATGGCAACATTCCCATAACCGCCAAAAATACGGTACGTCCGAACCCCTATACGGGAAATACTACAAATATAATAAATGAAATAGATGCAAAATGAAAGTATACAAAGAGAATTATATATATATGCGATTTTTACAAGTAAACATGGCTTTTCAAGATAATATAAATCATTCCGGGGAAGGAGTAATTGAGGAAACGAATCTCCCGTTCCTAAGACGAGTTTGGCTTAGGTTCAAGTCTATAGCCATACGACGTCGAAGGATCAACATGAATCCATACGCGGAAGATGACCCATTGGATATGCGATCGGTAAACGACAAGTTGGTAGGCCAAGTACCAGTAGCTCAATTCATGGCGGGATCATTTATCAACACTATGTGGCATGGTAAGGATATCGTCATGACATTGATAAGACTGGCTACTCTACTATTCAACTACAACTATATAATGGACATTGCACCAGGACATAGGAACAGGAAAAAGGCAGTCACATTAGCAACCAGCATGGTGGTTTTTGGGTTTCTTGATTTTGTTGTCGCATTGGTATTGTTTCTCAATGTCGGATTCACGGAGATGAGTCAAGCACTTGTCAGAGAAACTATAGAGAAGGTATTCAATCCAGAAAAAAAGCGAGAATTCCGGTCACCTACTATGAAAGGAGTTGCAGAGGCATCAGTAGCACAAATAACAACTTTCGTGGTTACTGTTGTCACATCACTAATAGCAGCAGGATGGAGGAAACAAAACTTAGAAGATGCCTTAGGTACTGCAGTAAAGGACTGGGGAAGAACATCTACCAGCGTGAAGGGATTCTGGGATTCACTCAAAGAACTCATCACTAGTTCAGAATCAGATACTATGTTATTAGAACACATCAATAAGGCAGAGAGCTTCATAACAGAAGCTGAATCGATTCGGAAGATGGCAGACTATGAGTTTTGTTTACCTGAGACCCAAGCGAGAATAACGGACATAGATACACAGTTCATGGCACTTTCCAAGGTACTGAATGATAAGAGAGGCGAAGTTCATTACTTAGTAGCTAAGTTTGTCAGTTTGAGAACTGCACTTGGCTCGAGGGCTGACCAATTGAGGTCTGTCATTACATTCGGACAACAGTGTAGACGAAAACCAGTCTTTATTAATCTCTTCGGACCAGGAGGGCACGGTAAATCTTACATAGCCGAACAACTATTTGTTGATCTTTCCAAAAGGATGGTAAAAGAAGGACTTCTTCAAAAACCCATGACTAAGATAACAGGCACGGGCGGTGGAGACGCTTATTTACCACCTTTTGGTAACCAGGAATGGTTGACGGTCGATGAGTACCTAGCCACCAGTGATGATAAATGGATAAATGTTGTCAATCAGGTAGTCTCGGATAACCCAACAACTCTATCATCAGCATTCATGAAGGATATGCATGTAGGTATACATTTCTTTGTAACTACATCAAATCTGGACCGAGTGCCCTTTAGAGTTGCTTCGATGAGGGACATTACCAATGAAGCATTTAATTCACGACATAACTGGTATGAAGTAGTGAAAGAGGATTATGATAGTAAGAAGGATAGAGACCGGCAAGACAGGTCAAAACCACCGACCATATATCGATGCAGGATCGTCAAGACAGGTTCTTCTGCTCCAGGGCAATCAACGTGCACTGAGAAAACGAAAGTGACCTACGGAGACCTGATGGACAAAATGATAGATGATTGGAAACTATTCGAGGAAAAGTACCAGATAGCTGTCAAGAGGATGGAAGAGCACCTAGATCTCCTAAAGGGGAAACCAGAAGCGAAGCTACAGGGGTCCCCTACTGTGATAGGAGTATTTGGAGCACCAGGAGCTGGTAAGACATATACAGTCACTCACAATATCTTACCTCTTATCAGACATACGACTCCTATTTATCATGAGACCAGCATACCGTCAAAACCTTACGACCAACCTGGTTGTTATGTTTTCGACGATGTGTTGACATGTTTCGCGAAGGACGGAACGTCATTGGAAAAATACAAGAAATTCTATGACGCGTGTTGTGCAGAGGACAAGATTATAATTGTAGATAACTACGTTCCTGGAGTTAAAACAGTTCTTACACCCCTCATTGGAATACTAGCGGTCTTACCAAAGATTTTCACGTTGGACTTTGAGAACGAAACGGAGGAACAAGTACATGGGTACGTGGGGAAGGCTATGGCAGTGCTTACTTTCGTCTCTCTGATTTTCCTACCGTTAGCTTGGAGCCTATTACCGGCGGTTCTTTTCTTACTCTTTGCTATCACTTGGAGGTATGATGAGCTTACTGATTCATATTGGGATTTTTCTGAATTACCCCATGAGTCAATTGTACGTCGATTAGGATTCGTAGGAAAGTCTTTCTACAGAGGCACGTTTTTGATGCCAGCGGTTGATGGACACCTTGCAGGAATCGTAACACCTGAAGGGATAAAGTTCACGCCCAGAACTTACGATTCAGCAGGATGGTCGAAACTGGCAGAAGTGATTACAGTCCAAACCAGGAAATTGGAACATAAGGCTAGAATCATACTGCCAGAAGACCCGAAACTGGTGATAGAATTAGAAGGATATGATAAGATACAAGAAGCTATACTAACACCGAAACCAGGAAACAGAATCAAGTATGACCCAGCGTTGGCAGCATCGTTCCCCGATTATCAAATGTTTTTAGGGAACCGTGAAATCAACAGTGAGTCAGCTAGGATAATTATAGAGGCAGCTTACAGGAGACGACCATTTACAGCCACGGTCAAGACTCCTCTCATTAACTTTAGCATCAATAATGAAGGAGAGTGCGAAGGATTAGTAGCGAAGGAAGACGACACAGGAATATCATTCCAGATAATTGGAGAAGGATTCAAATATCAGAGAGGGGATACTATAGTTATAGGTTCTATCCAGGATGTGGTCATGAGCACAGTAAATTATGCTGGCGTTCCAAATGAAGATAAGATCATTCTCTGTAGAGAATTGGACGGGCTGAAAACAACTAAGCTCTATAAGGAAGTGAAATCTAAGAACGATTTAGAAGCATTGAAGATTCAAATACAGACATCGGCAATGCATTACTGGACGAGTGTTGTGAACTGGGTAAAGGAACACCCCAAGATGTCAATTCTAGCAGGAATAGTACTTTCTCTAGGGTTGATCTGGGGATTAGTCAAAGTGTTCAGAAATGCATCGGAAGATGAGGAAGAGATAGAACAAGAAGAGAAGCCCAAGACCGAGAGTTATACTGAGCCTAAATCTGTTGTGAAGAAGATAGTGAAGCGAACACCACAATCTTATACAGAAATGAAGGACTCAAAGAAGAAGGCGATAGTACGAACACCGGCTCTGAATAAAACTCTGAAAGCGCTTGAGAATGTCACAACGGTCGCTTGCACACCAGAATCTCTGTATACACCAATTAGACCTTCAGTGTTCAAACCTAATACGACCCATGTGATGAATGTAGTAAAGAAAGCTCTTTGTAAGGTCGCAACAACACAGGCATTGCATGGAATGTTCATAGGTGGAAGTTACGTAGTGTGCCCAGCACATGTCATAGTTTCCACCAATGATCCCATAATGGTGACTGAAGAACCACAGCCTGGCATGATCAAGACATGGAATGCAGAGATAGTGAGATTAGTACCGGCTAGAGATGTAGCAATGTTGAAGATCACGGACAAAGAATTCCCTCCAAAGCCAGACATCAAATCTTTCTTTCTGAAGGCTGAAGAATTACCATCAGTCTCGACCTGCGCATTATATATGCCAGATACGGGTCTGACAGTAATTTCTGAAGCGAGATGGGAGAGGATTAAACCATCAGGAACCTACAGTGCTACACCAAGTACATGGAATCCCACTATGATGTTATACAATTGTGATTACTTCACCACTCAAAAAGTAACACAAGGAGGAGATTGCGGATACCCGATGCTAGATATGTCAGGACGTAAAGGATCTAGAGCTATCTGCGGCATGCACATAGGGACATGCGGTGTTAACACCGGCTTGTCCCTATCGTTGTGCCAGGAGGATTTGGAACCTAACCAAATGTTCGTCATGGAATCCGACGAACGTCTCAATTACGTAGAGTTCTGCGGTGATTCGTACCAGATGACCAAGACAATGGACGAGTGGTTTCCTATCCAATTGGAGGATACAGGACACGAAATTCCGGATACATCCCGGTTGCAGAGGTTAGGATATGCACCTGATAAGTTCAGACCATCATGGAAGCACGGAGGAGAGCTACAACCTACTTCCATCAGCGGGCATTTGAATCAAAACATCATGATCAATGACCAGATGCCCGCGCCTACCACGATTACAGATCCGAACATTCTCCCCGAGTTTTTAGCAGCGATGCCAGTCGATAGGAATGGGAAACCATCACTAGGGGCTAAGCAATTGGCTAAGATCAGCGGGGAACAGGTGACGATTTCTAAGGAATTGCATGATCGCATAGTAGAGAGTGTTCTTGACATGTGGAAAGCAGTACCTGAGCTGACAGAATGGAAGATATTGACGAATGCGGAAACTATCAATGGGATCAGAGAAGGGAAATATGAGGGAACTATCGGAACAATTAGAATGGATACAGCTCCAGGGGTTCCATGGAATAAATATGGACACCAGAAAGGAGATTTCTTTACCAACGTAGCAGAGGAAGGTGAACAACCCTATTATGAGTTCTCAGAAGATGATAAAGGCAGAAGAGCAAAGTCTGATTTCGAGCAGACATGGTTAAATGCGACTGTAGGCGAAAGAACACTCAGAGTGATTGAAGCTAAGCTGAAGGTAGAGTGCGTACCCGTGAAGAAAGTGCAGGAGGGCAATGCCCGAATGTTTCTAATCGAGTCGCTCCCTACCTTCCTAGTGCAACGGAAATTACTAGGGGGTAGACAAGCAGCGATAATGAAAGCGAGACTGAAGAACGACTACATGCACTCCACTACAGGCATAAACGTTTACACGGAATTTAAGGATGTCTATACATACTTAGCGAAAGCGGGAGCGAATGGTTTTGATGCAGATTTTTCTAAATTTGACAAAACCATTCCCTACTGGGCGTGGGATGTGTATAGGGATGCTCTAATTGCACAGGCACTGGACAACAACTGGACAATGGAAGAAGACATGATTAGGAACGTCATAACGACAGTGATGGAGGACTTAAGGACAAAAATCTATTTGTTTGAAGGAGTCTTCTATCGATCCCAAGGAGACCAAGCAAGCGGAGTTTTTCCTACAAACATAGGAGATTCTGACTTGCTGGACATAGTTTTCATTGGGGCTCTACTGAAGTTGACAGACGAAGTTCCTAAGGCTAAGAAGATGTTTCAATACACCAATGGAAGCATCAATTGGCCAAGGATGAATGAACATGTAAGATGGGTCACTCACGGGGATGATTTCACTTGTACAGTGTCTGATTCTCATTCCGACATCATCAACTTCATCACCATCAAGAAGCAAGTGGCTGACATAGGCATGGTAATGACTCCATCAGACAAGGACGGCGAGGACTACAAGGTTCGTCCCTTGAAAGAGATGTCTTTCATCGGACGAACCTTCGAGTTCGACATCGGAACGGAGTTTCCTCATGGGAAGTTGAGAGAAACGGCTCTCTGCAGGATGATGCATTGGTCAAGAGATCCTTCAGCGGATCAGCTTTTAGCAGTGTTAGATTCTTTCTACATTGAACTGAGAGCTTATCCCAAGGAACGATATGATCAATGGACGAAGGAAGTGAAGAGAGTTTTGAGAATACGGAAAATAGATTATCATTTTCCGACATGGAGCCAGGCACGAGGAGATCTTGTTATGCAGCAGATGGACAGCGACCCAGTAACGGCGAC